GAAAAAAGCCTTGTCAAGACTTTAGCAAATTCAAGTCTGGAGGTTAATTCTATCCCCCTTCAGCGAAAGCGCATGAAAGTTCTATTGGCCCAGACCAAAAAGACCATCTCTGAATCTTATGCTTTGATCGATGCCAAGGAAGCAACCAATTTGTCTAGCGTGGCTGGGGTTGCAGAGTCTCAAGCGGTGTCCGCTATAAATGGGTCTATTAAAGCAAAGGTTTTGAGCGTAGGAATGTCTGACCAGATGTTGGGGTCTATAGCTTCTAATACCCTCATTCAAGGGGCCCCTAGCCGAGAATGGTGGACGGGCCAAGCTGACTCTCTACAGAGCGGATTCAAAAATATCATCCGGCAGTCCATGTTGTCGGGTGAAAGCACAAGCCAAATCATAACCAGAGTGAGGGGAACCAAGTCCCTAAGGTATAAAGACGGCTTAATGCAGACGGCCAGAAATAAAGCGGAGGCTCTTGTTAGAACTTCAGTTCAAGTGGTGGCCAACGAAGCTAGAATAGCGACATATGAGAGCAACCGGGACGTTGTAAAGTATATCGAGTGGGTGTCTACCCTGGACTCTAGGACTAGCTCTACTTGCCAAGTATTGGACGGCAAAAAGTGGGCTGTGGGCACGTTCAAGCCCATAGGCCCCAATAGTCAGAATTTTCCCGGCCCCACAGCCCATTGGAACTGTCGCTCAACTCAGGTCCCGGTACTTAAATCTTGGGAGGAGTTGGGTTCCAAGCGCAAGTTTGATGAAATACCATCTTCCACCCGTTCTAGCATGGACGGTCAAGTAAGCTCGAAAATAAGTTACGAAGATTGGCTTAAATCTAAGGGCCAAGAATTCCAAAAGGAAGTCCTGGGGCCGGGAAAATTCGAACTTTGGAAAGCCGGGAAAATTGGATTTAAAGATCTGACCAACTCAGCCGGAAACCCTCTCACTGTCGGCCAACTCCAATTGAAGTATGATGACAAGCCCAAGCCCAAAAAGCCAGCCAAAATTAAAATATTAAATGAAAAAGGTACAACGGCCAGTAATGCAGGAATTCCCGAATATGTTGAGCTGAGAAGTAAAGTCCAAGGTGCATCCGGCAAGGTATCTATAGGGAATGAGTTATTAACTAGAAGTATGATTGATTCGACGTCTAGGTACACTGGCGGCACTTATAAAGACATTAACGACCACCTCAGGCATGGGCAAAGTTTACGTGAGTTCGATTTGGAGGGCATTAAAAAAATGGACGATATGTTTGCAGCCCTTCCCCGCACACAAAGCCCCATGAAGCTATTCAGGTCCAGGCAGTCCGATAAAATGCATAAAATAGGCGACGTTTTAACGGATAAGGGTTTTGGTTCAACTTCCACTAATGCCACGAACACCACATTTGGATTGTATGATTATGCAATTACCATTCCCACGGGGTCCAACGTCGGCTTTATTGCGAGCGCGTCCCAATTCAAGGGGGAATTAGAGGTTTTACTGAACAGGGGGTACAGGATGACTGTAACCAAGATTACCAAGAATGGTAAGGGCCCACTGGGTAAGACGTACCACACAACATTAGAACTAGAATAGTATTTTATCGGCCCCAGTGGGGCACAACTAAAGAACCGGAGGTTCAAAATGGCTTTACAAGCTACAGTAACAGAAATAGACAGTGTGCCTGAGGCACTTCGTTCAGCTTATGTCGAAAAAGATGGTGCATATCATTTGGATGTGGACGGCATGGTGGACAAAGCAAAACTGGACGATTTTCGCTCCAACAACGTCAAATTGCTGAAGGACATTGAAACCCTCCAAGGCAAATACAAAGACGTGGACGTGGACCAGTATGCCGCTTTCATTAAAGCTCAAACTGACGGCAGTGACCAGAAATTACTTGATGAGGGCAAAGTCGAAGAATTGCTAGAAGAGCGCACCAAAAGAATGAGGGAAGCCCACAACAGTGAAATTGAAAAGGTTCAGGGCGAAAACGACACCCACAGACGGCAACTTGAGGGTTTGATGATAGATGCCTCTGTCCGTGATAGCGCAACCAAGCAGGGTGTGGCTTCCACAGCAATGGATGACGTGATACTTAGGGCCAAGACAGTCTTTCAATTGAAAAACGGCCAAGCCACACCCTTTGATGTAAATGGAGACGTAATTTACGGGTCTGGAACTTCGGACCCCATGTCTGTGGACCAGTGGGTAAAGGGTCTTACGGGTTCTGCGCCCCATTTGTTCACCCCCTCAAACGGGGCTGGTGGTAATCACGACAACCGGGGTGGTGCAGGTGGAAACCAAGTAACGAGGTCTGAATTTGATTCTATGGACCAATATAGTCGGTCAAATTTCGCTAAGAAGGGCGGAAAAGTGATTGACTAGCAGTGCAGTCTTGTGTTATAATGTTCGTAACAGTAGCGGAGTTACTGACCCCTTATGAATTCCAGTGGAGTTCAAAACCTAAGAACGAGGGCGCTACTGTCCTCGAAATTTTAACTTTTGAGGAATTATCCCCATGGCTAACATCCTAACGGACCTAGCAGCCGACATTTACAAAGCAGCCGATACAGTCGGCCGTGAACTAGTCGGTTTTATCCCATCAGCTACCATCAACGCAGACAGCTCAGAGCGAGTTGCTAAAAATGGCGTTATTCGTGCTGCTTACACTCGTTCAGCGACTGCTGGCGACATCACTGAATCGATGACTGTTCCAGAGGGAACAGATCAAACTGTCGATAACAAGACCATGACCATAAGCAAGGCTCGCTCCGTCCAGATTCCATACACTGGCGAAGACATGAAGCACCTTGCCAATGGAGCTGGATTTGAGACCATTTATGGTGACCAGCTGGCCCAGGCCATGCGCACTTTGACCAACGAAATGGAAACAGATCTAGGTGCTACGGCTTACAAAGGTGCTTCTCGCGCCATTGGTACAGCTGGAACAACTCCTTTTGCTTCAAACTTCAACCTCGTAGCCTCAGCTCGCCAAATCATCTCCGATAACGGTGGTGTTACTAACGATGGTCGTCTAAGTCTTGTTATGAATAGCTCAGCTGGCACTTTAATGCGCAACTTAGCTAGCTTGAACCAAGTTAATACCTCCGGTAGTGAAGCACTTTTGCGTCAAGGCGTTTTATTGGACCTCCAAGGCGTAGCAATGCGTGAATCAGCTCAAGTGGTTAAACACACTAAGGGTACGGGCACAAGCTACGTCGTAAACAATGCAGCGACTGAAGTTATTGGTCAAACAGTTATTACTCTTGATGGTGGCTCTGGCACTATGATTGCTGGTGATTGTGTTACCTTTAATGGCGATGCTAACATTTATGTAGTGCAGACTACTCTAGCTGGTGGTAATGTAGTATTAAATGCTCCCGGTTTAATCCAAGCAGCAGCCAACGATGCAGCATTGACGATTGGTAACACATTCACTGCAAACGTAATGTTCCACCAGTCAGCTCTTGAGTTAGCAGTTCGCGCCCCAGCTGTTCCCGGTGGTGATGACGCAGCCATTGATGCCATGATGGTCCAAGACCCGCATTCAGGTCTGGTTTTTGAAGTTCGAGTCTATAAAGGTTATCGCAAGCAGATGATCGAAGTAGCCGCAGCTTGGGGAACCAAAGCTTGGAAGTCGGAAAATATGGCAATTCTCCTAGGGTAAATCCCCTTGACCGGGGCAAGTTAAAGCCCCGGTCCCTTTTATTCCCCTATTAGGAACTACAATGGAAGATTCAAAGAAAACCGCCACCAAAAAGGCGAAGCCCCAATCCCAAACAACCAAAATGGTACGTGACGGTAAAACTGCTGACGTTCATAACTTAGAAGTGGCCAACTACGCTAAATACGGCTGGGTGGCTAAGTAATATGGCTATTACCGCTACGATAGGTGGGGCAACATCCGACAGCTACTCTACTGTAGCGGATGCCGATTCATACCATGCCGACCATTTATATCATGCAACATGGACTGCAGCCTCAACGGACAGTAAAGAGCGCAGCCTTAAAATGGCTACCCGGCTGTTGGATGAACGCATTACATGGGTTGGCTCCAAGAATACAGACGCACAATACTTGAGGTGGCCTAGAAGTTCAGTTACTGACATAGACGGGTATTCGGTTCCGGTTACTGTCATCCCTGCCCCCATTAAGAATGCCGTGGCAGAACTGGCTAGACATCTTACAGTGTCTGATTTAACGGCTCAGGCCCAAGGTAAAGGAATTGATAACCTAGATGCCGGGTCCGTTTCTTTGACGTTCAGTAAAACAGACACAGCTGACGTTTTGCCCACCATAGTCCAAGAGATGCTCCGGGGCTGGGGCACTATTCATGCTAGAGCTAAATTTGGTTCGGCAACAGTGGTGAGAACATAAATGAGTCTTAGAGCAGCAATTGCGTCTGCTGTATCTGGGGCTATACTGGCCACAGGTGACATTGCGGAAACTGTTGTTTACACCGCAAAGTCTTCGGCATCTTATAACGCCTCCACAGGGGTTTTAAGTAAGTCCGACTCAACTCATAGCTTGAGAGCAATTATTTCCCCTTTCGGGGCAGGTGGTTTAGGCAACCCCACACAAATTGAACCAGAGCATACTGGGGCTTTATCGGTATTGTTTGCTAGTGCTGATCTTACAGTCACGCCAGACAGCTCTGACACTATTACTAGGGGTGGTGCAGTACATAAAATCACCCAAATTATATTTGACCCGGCAGGTTCCACATATAGACTAATAGTGGAGCGTTTGGGTTGAGCTTTAAACTAGACATCAGAGAATTCGCTAAGGCGACAGGCCTGGAGCTTGAACTTGTAACCCGGAAAATCGCATTGGATGCCTACTCCAGAGTCACTGTTAAGACTCCCGTTGACACCGGGCGAGCAAGGGGTAACTGGAATGTTGGAGCTGGAAGACCTGATTTAAGTAACATAGCTGAAGGAGAATCTTCCCCCCGCCCCTCTTTGAAAAAAGGTGACGGAGAAGAGGCAATATACATAACTAACAATCTAGACTACATTTCCGAATTAGAAGACGGCAGTAGCAAGCAATCACCCGAAGGGATGGTAGCACTCACAATGTTAGAAATAGAGGCGGGTATTAAAAATGTCCTTCGCTAGTGAAAGATCGAGCATCGAAGCCAGGCTTAATTCCAACTGGTCAACCACCACCATTGATTGGGAAAATGTTGACTTTAATACCCCCAACAATGCTTCATGGGTCCGTCTTTCTATTTTGAATGGGGACTCTGACTATCGGGCCATGGACTCTAAAAAAGTCCATATAGGCATTATATCTGTTCAAGTATTTACTCCCATTAACACAGGAACTGCAACCGCAAGAGGTTATGCCGATACTCTAGCCGCTATTTTTGACGATAGGTCATTTGATGATGTGCGGTGCGGAGTGGCTTCTATTGCCAGTGTGGGGAATTCAGACATTTGGTATCAAATTAACATTACTATTCCTTATAGGAGGGATACATGAGCAAACTATTATACCCACCTGCTGGTGGAGAGGCTGTTTTGGCCCATGACACACAAGTAGAGCAAATGAAAAACAAGGGTTGGTTAGAAACGAACCCCAATACTGGCAATTTAGCCAAACCAACCCCAAGCAAAAAGGTGAATAAAGATGGCGAATCATAAAGGTAGTGAAGGTTTAGTAAAAGTAGGTTCAGCTACAGTGGCAGAAGTTAAAGATTGGTCACTTGATCAAACTGCTGACACAGTAGAGGATACTGTAATGGGCGATGCGGCCCGTAGCCGCAAATCTACTTTGGTGTCTGCCTCTGGTTCGGTAAATGCGTTTTGGGACGAGACCGACTCTAACGGGCAGGTAGCAATGGCTATTGGAACTGAAGTCGCATTAAAGCTGTACCCAGAAGGAGCTGCTTCCGGGGATACCTTTTATTCAGTGGGAGCCATTATTACTAGCATTTCCTTAAATGCTACTTTTGATGGGATGGTAGAAGCAAGCTTTAATTTTGAGTCTAATGGTGCTGTCTCTGTAGCGACAGTATAATGAGCATACTTGAAAATGCCAGGGCTCATTTTGAGTCCAAAGGCATCCGCCAAATCGAAATTTCTGAATGGGACACAACAATACATTGTACTCCCTTTACTATGAACGAAAAGCGCAAGCTTCTTAAAGTGGCCAAGAATGACGATTTGGAATTTTTAGTTAGAGCGTTGATCATGAAGGCCAAAGACGCACAGGGCGAACCATTGTTTGACCTGTCCGATAAAGTAGCCCTAATGAACAGCGTGGACCCGGATGTGATTACTCGTGTGGTTACAGAGATTACTTCCTCTGATTCCGTTGAGGACATGGAGGGAAACTAAAAGCCGACCCTGAGCTCATGGGGCTGTACGCCTTAGGTGATCGGCTTAGAATTCCCATACATACACTGGCAGAAATGCCAGTTGAAGAGTTCAACGGCTGGGTAGCCTACTATAGGATGAAAGAAAATGGCGCTGAATAGGCTAGCAGTATTAGGAATTGCGGTTGACCCCACAAAGGCAGTTGCAGGTTCTCGCAGAGCAACTAGGGCTATTGCCGGAGTTGGCAGGGCCGCTTCTAACGTCAAAAACCGGATTTTCAGTCTGCAAGGAGCTCTAGTGGCTCTTGGCGGGGGCTTGGTTGTAAAGAGCTTTCTTACAACCGCTTCCTCCATGGAAAATCTCAAAATTCAGCTCAAAACGGTCACAGGCTCAGCAAATGACGCAGACAAAGCCTTTGCCCGGCTTACGGATTTTACAACCCGTACTCCCTATGAGATAGACCAAGTAGTATCAGCGTTCACCAAGCTTAAAGCATTTGGCCTGGACCCAAGCGAAGAGGCTATGACGGCTTTCGGCAACACTGCTGCAGCCATGGGCAAAGACCTAAACCAGATGATTGAAGCGGTAGCAGACGCAGCTACCGGAGAATTTGAGCGACTTAAAGAATTTGGAATTAAATCCAAGCAGCAGGGCGACCAAGTGTCGTTCACATTCCAAGGCGTCACAACCACAGTAAAGAAAGAATCTAAGGCCATTCAAGGCTTTCTTATGGACATAGGCAACAACCAATTTGGTGGTGCTATGTCAGATCAAATGGACACCATGTCCGGGGCCCTATCTAATTTCCGAGGAAGCTTCACACTTTTTCAAGATGAATTGATGAATAATGGACCATTTGCTATTTTTAAGGGTCTAGTCAATTCCGCAAGTGAAATTTTGTTTGGCACCAAGGGGTCCCTGTCAAGCAACGCAGCGAAAGCAGGGAAGTCAATAACGTTATTCATTCAACAAGTCACTATAGGTTTTGCTAGATTTACTGATGACATGAAGAAATACATTGACGCCATTTGGGGCTCAGTTAGCAGTCTTTGGAGTGAGTTTTTAAAGTTACCTTCAGAAGTACAATCGATTGGTATTGTAGGTGTGATGCTGGGCGGGTTTAAATTAAAGGCGTTCACTGTGGGGGTGCTAGGCAGCATAAGCACCATTAAAAAGATGCTGGGCATGAGCAATATAGATGACGCGATGCTTGGAAGTTTAGAGAAAATAAATACTGAGATATTGCGCATAGAAACAAGCCAAGCCAGACTTATGGATGCCAACGCCTTTGGCGGAGATACGCTTAATAATTTAACTGCTCAGCTTCAAATACTTTATGATGCAAAACTTGCTTTAAGGGGCCTCTCAACCGCTGGAGAGCCCCTTAAGCCCATGAGTCAACTATCGGGTCAAATTCCGGTCAATCAAGATGCAGGTGACAATGAAAGAGCAGCCATAAATTTTTTTAATCTCATAACTTCGATGCAATCAGAGTTGGTGGTCGCTGAAGAAAAGGCTGCTGTAAAAAAGGTTCATATAGCCTCTGCTAGCATGGGCGAAATATCAGCTCTGCATAGAAACGCTCAACAAGAAATGTCTGACGCATCAGCCCATTTCGAAGAAAGAAATGCGGAACTTCATGCTGCTGCAATGGCTAGGAAATCTGAGGCCTTTAATGTATTTAAAGGTCATTTTAATGAGGGCTGGACTGAAATGGAAGAAAACGCCATGCCCGTATTGGAGAGGATGTCTGACAAATTACTTAGCATATTTGGGCCCGGTGGTTCGTTTTCACAAGGTATCGGTGACGCCACTGCCAACATGATAATTTTCGGAAAA